TTCATAGCCACCCAGATTGCCTTAAAGAAAGTGGCGAAACAGGTCAATACCAAGTTGGTGGACACGCAGTTGTTAAAGATGATGACGGTTCATTAATGGGTTGTCATAAAACACATAAATCAGCACAAGACCAAATTACAGCTTTAAATATTGCAGAAGCAGAAAGAAAAGTTGCACAACTTGTTAGTGAGGGAATTTTAGAACCAAGAAAGAATTACAAAGGTAAAAACACAAAGCCAAAAGCAAAACCAAAAAAAAGTAAGGGGTACAGATTGCAAAAAGAATTTGATAGTGTAGTTGCTATATCACAAACAATAGACACACAAAAACGTAACACTATTCTTAAAGAAATGGAAAAACTAACAGAAAATAGAAGTTTTACTTTTTCAGCAGTTGAAGAACGCAATGATAACGACACGAATACATTATTGTTCACAGGTTATGCGTCAGTATTCAACAAGCCGTACGGGGTAAGAGATCACAAAGGCGTATATGACGAAACTATACAACCCGGTGCTTTTAAGAAAACCTTAAAAGAACAAGATGATGTAAGGTTTTTAGTAAATCACGACGGCATACCATTAGCTAGAACATCAAGTGGAACATTAGAATTAGAAGAAGATCAATACGGTTTATTTGTTAGGGCAGAATTAGATCCGACAAATCCAACAGTTGCAGAAGTAGCAAGTGCAATGAAACGTGGCGATTTAAATGAAATGTCATTTGCGTTTGCAGCAATGCGTGATGAATTTAACCAACAGGGCGACGAAAGAACTGTATCGGAAGCAAGATTGTTTGACGTGTCAGTTGTAACATACCCGGCTAATCCGTGGGCAGGTGCAAAACTACGTGGCGTAGATATAGAAAATCTACATAAAGAATTGGTAGAAGCTAGAAATGGCGACCAAGCAACAGAGGTATTAGAAAGTTTTATTAGCGAAGTAACTACACAAGTTGATACGGAAACTGATAAAAAGCGAAGCAATCCAAAAGTAGAGTTGTTAAAAATGCAACTTGAAAGGGACGGTATTCGCAAACAGTCGTAACGCCGTGTTATAAGCCGTGTATCACACTTAACTACACACCTTACGCAGAAGTATAAGAATACAATTACTAAGGATATTATGAAAAAATTAATTGAAGCTAGAGATAATAAAGTTGCAGAACTTGATACTTTAGTTGAAGAACTTGATACTTTAGAAGATAGTGCAGAGGGATTTGACAATAAATTTGACAGATCAAAAGCACTTCATACTGAAGTAAAAGATCTTAACGAAAAGATTGAAGAAGCAAGAGAAGCAGCCGAAACTTTAAAAGCAGTTAAAGAAAGCAGAAATAACCTCGGTGTAGAAGATGAAGATTTAGGCGACAAAGAAGCCGTAGTTGAAGTCAATGAACCAGACCTTTATAGAAAAGGTGGCGATCATAACTTTATTAGGGACGCTTATTCATCACGTAAGGGCGACTATCAAGCACAAGAACGTTTAAATTCACACCAAGAGTTTGAAGCTAGAGATGTTGGAACAGGTCAATTTACAGGACTTGTTGTACCACAATATTTGTTAGATATGTATGCACCATTAGCAAGAGCAGGATCAGCATTTTATAACGCTGCTTCTAAAGAACAGTTACCAGAATTTGGAAACCAAATACAGGTTTCACGAATTACAACTGGTTCTGGAACAGCTCCACAAGCTACTGAAAATGCAGCAGTTCAAGAAACAAATATGGACGACACTCTATTAACTGTAAACGTAAACACAATTGCAGGTCAGCAAGACGTGTCAAGACAAGCACTTGAAAGAGGTGGTGGATCAGGATTTTCACTAGAAAATGTTATCTTCCAAGACCTACTTTCTTCCTACTACACGACTTTAGATAGTCAAATGTGGACAGGGACAGGTGCAAACGGTCAGCATACTGGAATGATCCAAGTCGGTGGAATAGGTGCAATAACCTATACGGACGCAAGTCCTACCGTTGGGGAAGCATTCCCTAAATTAGCTAACGCCATACAAACTGTTAACTCAAACAGATTTGCACCGGCAACAGCTATCTTTATGCACCCAAGACGTTGGGGCTTCTTCACAGCAGGTGTAGACGGCAACAACAGACCATTAGTATTACCACAAGGTAATAACCCGGACAACGCCGTNGGTGTTGGCGAAGCAGCAGCATACGGNAACGTTGTTGGTACTTTAATGGGACTTCCAGTTATCACAGACGCTAACGTTCAAACAAACGGTGGTGCAGGTGGCAACGAGGATCTAGTTTGGGCAATAAAAATGGACGACCTCAAAATATTTGAGGACGGAGTTATGCAACTCAAATTTGAGGAAACAAACGCAGGAAACCTTACAACCAAAATGGTTGTTTATGGATATTCAGCATTTGCCTCCGGACGTTACCCAACAGGTGCAGCTTATGTATCTGGTACAGGTTTCGTACCACCTACTTTTTAATTAAAAGTTAGGTTAATAATCGGTTTTGTGTGTCGGGCAACCGACACACCGAACCACAAAGAAAGAACATTATGAGCAAAAATATAATAGAAGCATTAAAACAAGAATTAAAGCATTACGAAATATACGGAAAGGCAAAACGTGCTGAAGAAGTTAAAAAAGCTATCAAAGATTTGGGTGGCAAAGTTGAAACAGCTAGTAAAAAACCTAAAACCGAAAAAAAAGTAGAAACTAAGAAGTAAGTAGGTACACACAATGGCTATTGTCAATGGGTACTGTACACTTAGTGGTTTAAAGTCGTTCGTCGGTATAGGCGACGGTAATGACGATACCTTATTAGAAGAAAGTGTTGAAGCTGCAAGTCGTCAAATAGACGCTTTTTGTGGTCGTGTATTTTATGCAGACGCAAATGTTTCAGCACGTAAATATTATACAAACGATCCATATAGACTTCGTGTAGATGATTTTTCAACTTCTACCGGGTTGATTGTAAAATATGATGATAATGATGACGGAACGTATGAAACAACCGTTGCAGCAACAGATTTTCAATTATTACCTTTAAATAGTATTGCAGGTGGTATAACAACAACACCTTATTATATTATTGAACTAATTTCATCAAGTGTACACCAATGGCCACTTGATCTATCAAGCAACAGAGCAACAGCAGAAATAACAGCTAAATGGGGTTGGTCAGCTGTACCAGAGCCAATAAGACAAGCGTCACTAATGTTATCGTCAGAACTATTTGCAATGAGAAATGCACCACTTGGTGTAGCAGGTGTTGGCGACTTTGGTGTAGTTAACATTCAACAAAATCGTGAGATCACTAGATTACTAGCACCATTTCGTAAAGGTACAATTCTAGGTGTAGCGTAATGGCTACATTAAGCCAGATAACAGACGCTTTAAAAACAACCCTAAACGACAACATTACAGGTTTAAGAGTTCACGACACCGTACCAGATTTAGGTTTAAACTTCCCGGCAGCATTTATAGTGCCAACAGATATAGATTTTGACACATCAATGCAACGTGGTACAGATCTTTATACGTTTGATATTTTAGTTGCTTGTCAAAGAACAGATAGTAGAAGTGGACAAGATAAGTTGGCAACCTTTATTACAGGACAAGGTGGCACAAGCATAAGACAAGCTATATTTAATAATAGTACACTTGGTTTAGCAGATACGACTTCAAGATGTGTAGGCGTATCAAACATAAGTGCAGATGTTAATGTTAATGGCATTGACGCAATAGGTGCTAATGTACAAATTCAAGTCTATACGAAAGGAACAAGTTAAATGGCTAAATATGAAATCATAGGCAACAAACAAGTAATGGAAAAAGAAAAAGGCGACATTATTACTATTGATGATGAACAAGTTGCTAAGTCATTAATAAAAGGTGGGCATATAAAACCTACTAAAATAACTAAGTCTAAGAAAAAAAGAGCAAGAACAGAAAACGGTAAATTTATAGCTGATGACAAAAGTACACCAGATGTTAATGAAGCGTGGGTAGAGGATAAAGAATAAATGGCTAAATTTGTATTTAATGACGGTAAAGCGTTTATTGGTGGTTATGATCTAAGTTCACACACAACAGCAATGAACCTAGAAATAACAGCTGATGAACTAGACGCAACAACAATTAATAGTGGTGGTTTTAAGTCAAAATTAGGTGGTACTAAAGATAGTACATTTTCATTAGACGGTTTTTATGAAGCAGGTGCAAACAAACCAGACGCACTACTTGGTACAAGCATTGGTAACGAATTAATCGTTACAGCAGTACCAGACGCAGGTATAGGCAATACAGCTTACTTTATGAAGTCAAGTTTATTTAGTTACTCAATGTTTGGTACAGTCGGCGAGATCACACCATTCACAATTAGTAAATCAGTTTCATCAGATGTTGTAGTAAGAGGAACAATCGCATTAGATACAGCTTTAACAGCAACGGGCAATAGTGCAGCTTATCAAGTTGGTGCAGTTGCTACCGGGGAAAGTTGTTTTGCTGCTGTACATTGTTATAGCGTTAGTGGTACATCAACACCAACAATTACTTTTAAATTACAATCAGATGACAATTCAAGTTTCACAAGTCCAACAGATCGTGCAACCTTTACAGCTTTAACAGCAATAGGTTCAGAAGTTAAATCTGTTGCAGGTGCAGTAACCGACCAGTATTGGCGACTAAATTATACAATATCTGGAACTAATCCTAGTTTCGGTATTCACGCAACTATCGGCATAGAATAACACACACAACAACACTTCTTTATTAACTTATACAATTAAGTTTGAAAGGAGTTTACATTGGCAACATTTGTATTAAATAACGCTAGTGTAACGTTAAACAGCGTGAACTTATCAGATCACGTGC